AACAATCTATTACTTAACTTATTCTTTGGGTGGAACAATTATTTCTTTCCAGTCATTGATAGCTTAATACTTATCTTTAATTTACCACTAGTATAGAATTTCTAGAAGCATTAGAATGCAGGGTAACTAGGGAATAAGTATGGTTATATATCTGCAAATAAATCCCAGTATATGGAATCTATACCTTTAATGTATATATCATCTTATGTAGAGTCAAATCTCTTATAGTCCATGTTTAAGAATTGATAGTCTCCGAACCTATCGCGAATATAATTGCAATGTTTTGCGATTTATTCATCTATTTCATGTGGTTTACAACCTATCAATATATTTTAACGTATGATAGCATTATATCTTGAACTAAAAGGGTTCATTGCGTTAAGCAATGGTTATGTCATGTACCATAATCCATATTACATGTAATAAGCTGCTTTAGGTTTAAACATTGATATACATCTAACAAAAGATTTGTCTTTATCACCCACATCCTCATTAGGTTTCATAAAATGCTCCTCTTAATTTTTACGATATATCTCGTTAACTTTTGTGAAGAACGACAATGTGAAATCCATATGATTGCTGTTTTCTAAGAACTAATCGCGGCCTTAAATCATTTTCTTTCTTTATAAACCTGTTAAACCTTTCAAATAGTCTTCAAATGTCAAATTTTGCTATAGTATGTTAGGTATTTGATCCCTAAACACTTGTCTGAGTTATTAAGCATGTTTAACACATCTACTAGCTGTATTGACGTTGGGCAATATTATAGACCAGGCTTATCTGTTTATTATTGCTAATAGCAAGGATTTCATCTTCATCCAATATTCACAGACGCCTAAACTGTTGCTAAAACCTGGGGGTAATGTACCTTACAAATTACCATTATACATTACAATTGCTATAGGGCTTTACATACTATTTCTTATTATATCCATTATTGGTACGATATAATCTGTTTCATGACAAATGATGGCAGTGATCTTAGATGCAGGGTCATCTAATTAAACATCTGCATCATTTATGTATAAATAACTTGATCCAGACTTGGTCATAGCTTTACGTGTTTCATTGGTTACGTATATTGTGTTTATGTTAAGTTTCTATAATTCATC